GTCTACAACGACTCCACCGCGGTGCTTTACCTGAAGTTCGGGGCGACCGCATCGACGTCGAGCTACACCGTGCAGATCGCGGCGGGTGGCTACTACGAGTTCCCGCAGCCGCTGTACGCCGGGCAGGTCGACGGCATCTGGGCATCCGCCAACGGCAACGCGCGCCTGACGAGCTGGTGATGCGCTGATGCCTCTTTACCCTGCCGCGCCCACGGTCCCCTACTTCTCGGCGCCCCCCACGGGCGCGGTCGGCGAGACGCTGCGGCGTGTCGAGTGCAACAGCCAGGCCGTCGCGATCGGCGCCACCACCGGCACCGTCTACATGGCCGCGGTGTGGCTTCCGGCCGGTGTGGTGCTCAACAACGTCAGCTTCATCACCGGGTCGACAGCCGCGGGCACGCCGACGCACTGGTGGGTCGGTATCGCCGACTCTGGCGGTGTGCAGCGGGCGGCGAGCGCCGACCAGCTCACGGCTGCGATGGCCGCGAACAGCGCGCTGACGGTCGCGCTGGCGTCGCCGTACACGACCGCTACGGCAGGCATCTACTACTACCTGCTGTCGGTGACCGCCACGACGAACCCGACGCTGACCGGCGCTGCGGCGGTGACGAACTCGTCCAAGGTGACCCCGGTCCTGGCGGGGGTGTCCAGTTCGGCCGCGCAGTCCACGCCGGGCACCAACGGCACCACCACCTACGCCCTGCCGACCGGCGACAACGCCATCGGCTACTTCTACGGCAGCTAGGGGGCGTGACATGGGCTTCCCGGTGGCGTGCCCCAAGTGCGGCGTGCGCTTCGCGCTCGGGCTGCTCAAGTGCCCCCGCTGCCAGACCGTCTCACCGCAGTACGCGAAACCCCTGAAGGAGGACGCAGTGCCGAGGATCACCGTGGCGGCCGGGCCGACCAACGCGGGCGCGCTGCCGGGCGAGGTCGGCTACGTCCCGCCGGGAGGGCCGCAGGCGCCAGGCGTGGCGCTGGTCGCCGAGCACGGCCCAGAGCTGACGGACCTGCCGTCGGGCGGCCATGTTGAGCCGGTCGCCGCACATGAAGACGTCGCCGCGCCGGCACCCGAGGCGCCCGCTGTGTCCGCGGTGACTGAGGGCGCCGAACCCGACGACGGTGCGCGGGTGGAGGGTTCGGCGCCCGACTACAACGCCATGACGGTCGCGCAGCTGCGCGACGAGGCGAAGGCCAAGGAGCTGCCGGTCGGCGGGTCGAAGGCCGAGCTGGTGGCGCGGCTGACCGCGCACGGCCAGACCACGACAGACGCGCCAGTCGGCGCCGAGGGGGGTGGCGAAGACGTCGTGGTACCAGCTTCTTGACATTCGCCGTGAGGCGCGGGCCGAGTTCGAGCGCGACCCGTACGTGATGGGTCCGCCGACCTCCTGCCCGAACGACGGCGAACCGCTGCTCGAGGGACCACCCAGCGAAACCGGCATCCGCTTCTGCCCCTACGACGGCTGGCAATGGCCGCGCGACTGGGTTCGCCCCGAACCCCCGGCGGGTCTGTTCGACGGCGTCGCGGAAGGCCCCGGCTCCTACGCCGGGCTGCCGTAGGCATCCAAGAAGAAAGGTGGCACGCCGATGGCGGCCCTGATCTGCAAGGTGTGCTCGGCGGTGTACTCCGTCGGCGCGGAGAAGTGCCCGCAGTGCGAGGGCAACGACCCGGCGGCGGACTACGAAACCACCGTCGAGGCCGTGCGCGAGGCGATCACCAAGAAGGCCGCGTCCAAGGCCAAGGCGAAGGCGCCGACGTCCGCAGCGGCGCCGGCCGGTGACGCCGCAGCGTCGACGCCCGCGCCGAGCGCCTGACGACACACACGACCACTGATCCGACGAGCTGACGGAAGGGAGGACACGCGATGGCGGAACCCTGGTACATCACCCGCGAAGAGGTCAAGAACGCGATCGACTTCAGCCAGACCGCGTACAGCGACACGCTCGTAGACAAGCAGTGCGCAGCCGCGAGCCGCGCCATCGACGGGCGCCTGCACCGCGTGTTCTACCCGACCTTGTCAACACGTTACTTTGATTGGCCCAATTTCGACTACGCATATCCATGGCGGATCTGGTTCAACCAGTACGAGCTGGCCGCCATCCCGACATCCGTGACCAGTGGCGGCACTGCCATCCCGGTATCGGCGATCAACTTCGAGCCGGTCAACTCGGGACCGCCGTACACGTACATGGAGATCCAGCGCAACACCAGCTACGGGTTCGGCGTCGGGCCGACACCTCAGCACGATGTGGCAGTCACCGGGACCTTCGGATTCAACCTGAACACCATCCCGGCCGGCACGGTTCCCTCCGGCGGTCTCACCTCATCGGCCACCAGCGTCAACCTCGGCGTCCCCGGATACCGCGGCGTCGGCAGCATACTGCTCATCGACTCCGAATACATGCTCGTCACCGGCCGCTCCAGCGTCTCGACCGGAACGACGATCCAAGGCAACCTGACCGCCGCCCAGAACAACACGTCCGTGCCCGTCACGGACATCACGCAGTACACGATCGGCGAAACGCTGCTCATCGACGCCGAGCGCATGCGCGTCCTAGACGCCGCCGGGTCGAACCTGATCGTTGTGCGCGGCACCGACGGCACCGCGCTGGCCACCCATAGCAGCGGCGCCACGATCTACGCGCAGCGGCAGCTGACCGTCACCCGCGGCGCCCTGGGCAGCACCCAGGCGGCGCACACCCAGAACACCGCGATCACCGAGCATGACCCGCCGTCGCTCATCCGGGACCTGGCACTCGTCGAGGCCGTGGCGAAACTGCTGCGGATCCCCGCCGGTTTCCCCGTGCCGATCAGCCGCCGCACCCAGACCAGCGTCAGCGACACGCTGCCAGGCTCCGTTCCCTCTGACCTGGCCGACATGTGGGACGCCGCCGTGACCCAGTACGGCCGCAAAGCCAGGAAGCGGGTGATCTGATGGCGCAGAACGTGTACGTCACCCTGACCGGGCCGCTGTTCGAAGACGGCGCGAACATCCTCGAGGCCTACAAGGGCGAGTTGGAGCGCGTCCTCGGCCAGCGCGGCCTGGACCTGGTCGACACGAACCTGCAGGACTCGATCCGGGTCAACCGGCACCGCTACACCAGCGAGATCCGCATGGTGCAGGAGGACGTGGGCCAGGTCATCGACGACGGGTGGGGCGTCACCAACGAACTGCCCTACGGCAAGTGGCTCGAGGGCATCGGCTCCCGCAACGCACCCGTCACCGTATTCGAGGGCTACCACAGTTTCCAGCGGGCCGCGGAAACCCTCGAAGAGGAGTGGGAAGGCATCGCCGAAGACCTGCTCGACAAGTACGTCGAGGAGTTGAACAGCTGATGGACATCGCAGGCATCGTCGATGCGGTCGCGTCCCACGTGGCGAGCCTCGGCTATCCGACGAACAAGCACGAACCGAAGGCGGCGCCCACGCACGGCATCACGGCCGCGGTGTGGATGGACGGCCTGAAGCCGGACCCAGCGAATTCGGGCCTGTCGGAGACGACGGTCGTGCTCACGCTGTGCGTGCGGCTCTACACGCCGATGGGGCAGCAGCCGTACGACCAGATCGACCCGCAGATGCTGATCGCGGTCGATCAGCTGATGAGCGCCTACAGCGGGGACTTCGAACTCGGCGGCGAGGTGCGCAACATCGACCTGCTCGGCAAGAGCGGCGCTGCCTTGTCGGCGAAGGCCGGCTATCTCGACATGAACGGTCAGCTGAACAGGGTGGTCACGATCACCGTACCGATGATCATCAATGATGCGTGGGCACAGGCGTAGGGGGCGGGAATGGCGAAGAGCAGCGGCCTCGGGAACGCGTTCTGGCTCGGCGGCAACGACATCAGCGGCGACACGCAGCAGTACAAGCTGACCTCGCCCATAGCGACGTTCGACTTCACCGACATCACCGAGTCGGCGTTCGAACGCGGCTACGGGCGACGGGACGCGCAGTGGAACGTGACCACGTTCTTCAACCCGACCCGGGCGCATCCGGTGCTGTCTGCGCTGCCGACTGCGGACACGCTGGCCACGATCGCCACCGCGACGACGCTCGGTTCCGCAGCCGCATGCATGCAGGCCAAGCAGGTCAACTACGACCCGACGCGTGACAGCAAGGGGATGCTGACCTTCGCGGTGCAGTTGCTGAGCAACGGATACGGCTACGAGTGGGGGCTGCTCCAGACCCCGGGGATCCGCACGGATACCGCCGCGACGAACGGCACCTCGTGGAACTGGGGCGCGGCCACCAACTTCGGTGCGCAGGCGTATCTCCAGATGACCGCGTTCACCGGCACGGATGTAACGATCAAGCTCCAGGATTCGGCGGACAACACGACGTTCGCCGATGTGACCAACGGCGCCTTCGCGCAGGTCACCAGCAGCACGCCGGGGTGGCAGCGGATCGCGCTGGCCAACAATGCCACCCTGCGCCAGTACGTGCGTGTCAGCACCGTGACCACGGGCGGTTTCACGTCCGCGTCCTTCGCCGTCGTCGTCAACCGCAACACCGTGGCGGGAGTGGTGTTCTGATGGGCGTCGTCATTCTCGGCGGCCGCGAGGCGCCCACGCTTCCGGCGGCCGCCTACACCACATACAGGATCGCAGCGCCGCTGCGCACGCACTTCCGGATCGGGACCTGCGAAGAGGCGCGCTGCCCGTCGATGATGTACGGCTGGGTGTCACCCATCGACGAGCGCACCGAGCAGGGCCAGATGTGGGCGTACCTGATCCGCAAGGAGTCGGGCCGCAAATTCACCGAGGAGAAGCAGCCCGACGGCCTGACCGTCTTCACCTTCGCCGCAGGCCAGAAGTGTTTCGAGCAGCACCGCATCCGGATCGAACGCCCGGAGATTTTCCTGCGCGAGGGCGGCGACTGGCGCGGCAATCCGCTCGGCACAGCCCGGTACCGGCACACCGATCCAGGGCTGTGGGTTGAGGACTTCGCGAATCACCAGGACAGGCTTGCCACGCTCCACCAGCGCGGCTGACCGAGAAAGGGATGTGATATGGCCAAAAGCTCGGGTCTCGGTTGGACCACACTAAGCGTGGACGACGCGAGCAACGTTCAGCAGGCGATCAAGAACGACTTCACCGACCTGAAGATCGCGACGCCCAGGGCCGTCCAAGACGTCACGGGTATCGACAAGAGTGCGTGGGAGCGGCTGCTGCTGCTCGCGGACGTGACGTTCACGCTCAACGGCGTGTTCGATCCGGCCGCGAACATGGCGCACGCCGTGTTCTCCACCATCCCGTCCACGTCGGTGAACCGGTTGGTGACCTGTGTCGTCAACGGCAAGACGCTCGCGCCGACGCTGGTGCTCACCGACTACCAGCTGACCCGTGCGGTCGGTGGCGCGCTGACGTTCTCGGTGCCCGGCTCCAACGCCAACGGCGCCGTCCCCACCTGGTCGTAAGGGAACTGACGTGGGGTACGAGCCCGAACCAACCGTCTACAACATCAACTTCACCGGTCAGGGCAGGCTCGACGGTCTCGAGGTGAAGATCGCCCACATGTCGATGGGCGAGCGTTTCGAGTTCGACCGGCTGCGCCTGAACCGGCCGAACGGTGTCGACGAGATCTACAAGTGGAACCACGACATCGCGCAGGCCCTGGCCGACCACCTGACCTGGTGGAACGTGGAGAAGAACGGCGAACCCGTGCCCACCACGAAGGAGGGCGTCCTCTCGCAGGAGGACTTCGTCGTCAACGCCATCAGCGCCGCGTGGATCGACGCCATCACGGGGCGCGCCGCAGTGGACCCTACCCGGCCGGCCGATGGGCAGGCGACGGACTCGGACTTGATGAGCTCGATCCCGGCCCAGCCACTACCGGCACCGGAGAAATCCGCTTAGCCCAAGCCCGCTTCGTGATCTACGCCATGGAGCGGTTCCACTACAAGTACGGCGAGCTCATGGCGGAGGACGAGGGCCTCTACACCACGTTTTTGATCGAGCAGGCGGCGAGAGGAGCGGTGGCCGATGGCGAATGAGATCTCGATCACCGTCTCTGTCAACGACGACACCGGCCCGGGCCGCGAAAAGATCGTCGAAGGGGCTGCGGTAGCAGGCGAGGAGGCCGGCAACGCGCTCGCCGAGGGCGTACAGGCGGGGGTGGAGCGCGCCTCCGGGCTGATTGGGGGCGCCGGTGCTGGCGCCGGCCGCGGCGGTGGTGTGGGCGGCGCTGGTGCGGCACTGGCCGAGGAGATGGCCGTCGGCGGTGAGGCGGCCGTCGTGGAGGCCAAGTCGGTCCAGCAGCAGATGGCCGAGGTCTTCCAGGAGATCTACCAGCGCGGGTCGAACGCCTCGTTCCAGCTTGCGAGCGCGATGACGGCGGCGTGGGCGGACATCGATGCGGAGACCAAGGGCCTGACGGCGAAGGAGAAGCAGACCTTCTCCGAATTCTCGCAGATCATGGCGACCGAAGGCCGGGACGCCGCGGTCGCGTTCGCCACCGGGCAGCGCGAGGCGGCCGCGGCGATCGTCCAAACCGGCAGCGCGGCCGCGCAGGCCGCACCGGCGATGACCGAGCTGGCCACCGCTACGCAGGCCACCTGGCAGCAGCTCGGGTTCATGAGCGAGCAGGCCTTCAACGCCTACGAGGAAACTAATCGGCTGTGGGCGGCGCAGCGCGAGGGGATCACGCAGTTCGCGCTGTTCAACGAGCAGGACGCGCCGGGTATGTTCGCCCGGATCGCGGAGACCGCCGGGCCTGCCGCGGCCGAGGTTCAGGCCGTGGGCGTGGCGGCCGAGGAATCGGCCGGTCAGCTCGAGTTGTTCACGATGGCCGAGCTTCAGTGGACCGAAACGGTGGGCATGGCCCAGCGGGCCACGCAGGCGAGCATGGCCACGAGCGCGGGGTGGCCGGCGCCTGCGGGTCAGCCGGTGTGGGTCGGTTCGGAGCGTGAGGCGAGCGCAGCCAACGTCAAGGCGATGCTCGAGGGGGACGCGCAGGCCGCGGACAAGGCTAAGGAGTCGGTTGGCGGGTTGGCGGGGATGATGGGCGGCCCGCTGATGAACGCCGTGTGGCTGGCCACGGGCGTGGTCCCCATGCTCACCTACATGTTCCAGGGGCAGGGGCAGGCTGCGCAGCAGGCGGCGCAGCAGTACCAGCAACTCGTCCAGGCCATCGGGCAGGATTCCGGCGCGGTGGGCGACAACACTGCCGCGATCATCCAGCAGACGCTGGCGCAGTCGAACCTGACCGCTCTCTCTCAGCAGCTCGGCCTCTCTCAGGCGCAGTTGATCGAGTATGCGGCCGGGGAAGCCGATGTGCAGAAGACGGTCAACGCCCAGTACAGCGCCCAGGCCGATCAGCTGGGCCAGACCGCGGGCGTGACCCGCGAGTACGGCAAGGCTGTCGTCGAAGTCAATAACGCCTCGCAGGTCCAGCTCAATCAGCTCAATGCGAGCAAGGGCGCGCTCGACGCGGTCGCCGGTTCGGTGCAAAAGGCGCTCGTCGCCGACCGGCAGAACACCGAGGCGCTGACGGCGGCCGAGCAGAGCACGCAGATCTACTCCGCGTCGGTGGCGGACCTCGTAGCCAAGCAGCAGTTGCAGGCGCAGCAGGCGAAGATGAACGCCGAAGCGCAGATGAAATACATCAATGATGTGATACCCGGCACGCAGGCGTTCGCGGATGCGGTGAAGGTGCAGCAGGAGAACCTCCTGAACACCGGGTATCAGGCGGGCCTGACCGCGGTGGCGATGCTGAACCTCGGCGACTCGCAGTTCAATCTCAACAACGAGCTGGATGGCTCGGTGAACCTCTACACCCGCGCCGCCACGGAAGCGAACGCCTACAACACGGTGCTGACCTCGCTCGCCGGCAATCAGCAACTGCTGCTGGGCAGCGAGGCCGCGTTCACGATCGCCCTGGATGGCGTGGCGAAGGCCGCCCAGGCCAACGGCCTGAGCCTCGACGTGAACGACGCCAAGGGCGCGCAGAACATTCAGACGTTCACGCAGCTCGCGCAGGCCGCCGACAAAGCCGCCGTGGCCGTGTACCAGAACGAGGCGCAGACCAAGGGGTCGGTGACGGCGTACCAGGACGCGAATACGAAGCTGGCGCAGGAGAAGCAGGCGTTCATCGACAACGCCGAAAAGGCTGGCTTCAACAAGACCGCGGTGCAGCAGCTCGCTGACCAGCTGTACCAGCTGCCTGCCGATATCGAAACCACCGTGAATGTGAACACGGCGCCGGCGCTGTCGCAGCTGGCCACGCTCCTGGAGACGATCGACACGAGCAGTGGCACTGTCCGTGTCTACGAGAACACCGCATCTGGCCAGGTCATCAACACTGGGATGCTGGGGCGCGCGCAGGCGACGGGCGGCATCGTCGGGGCTGCGGTGGGTGGTCCGCGCGGCAACCTGGTCATGGTCGGCGAGCAGGGGCCGGAGTATGTGCGGCTGCCGTCGGGCACCAGCGTCATCCCGCACAGCAACGTCAACTCCATGGCGGCCGCAGGGGGCGGCGACGGCGGCTGCGTGCAGATCGAGCTGGTGACCAGCGGGTTCGAGGACATGTGGATGCGCGCTCTGCGGCACGCCATCCGTGTGCGCGGCGGCAACGTGCAGAAGGTACTAGGGGTGAACTAAGTGGCTTCCTTTCTGACATTGCCGCAGGGGCCGGTTTCGGCCGGCCAGAGCGGGCACCTGAACGACCACGGCAACATCAAGACCGACCTGCAGACCCTGTGGGGGGCTGCGGCCCAGGGAATGGTCAACGTCGTCGCACCGCCCTACAACGCGGATCCGACCGGCGTCGCCGATTCGACCTCGGCGATCAATTCGGCGCTCGCCGCGGCGGCGGCCAACGGCAGCTGCGTCTACTTCCCGAACGGCAGCTACAAGATCACATCGACGATCACGATCAGCACCACGGGCACCCAGCTCGTCGGCGGCGGCTGGGGATCGCAGATCCTGTACGACGGCAACGTCGTCGCCGTGGCGTTCAACGCCACCGGGAACATCAGGTTTTGCATGCAGGACCTGCGGATATCGCAGACCAACGCGTCCCACCTGGGTACCGCGCTGGACCTGTCGCAGTGCAACTCGGGCACGTTTGACAGGCTGCTGATCGACGGGGGCGGCGGCAGCGGGGTAGCGCCACTGGTCGGCGTGAAAATGTCGGCGTCGACGTGCCACTACAACACGCTGCGGGACTGCTCGATCCACTACGGCGGCGCATCGTCAACGGGCGTCACGATCAGCGGCAGCGCGAACAGCAACGTACTGGACAACGTCCACTGTCTGCCGCAGAGCGACGACGCTGCCAGCAGCGGCATCTACATCACCTCAGCCCACTCGACCACGATGCTGCACCCCGATGTGGAGTCCGGCGCCGGAAACGGAATCTTCCTCGACACCGCCGCGCACGGAACAAAGATCTACGCGGCTTACCTCGACAGCAACAACATCAACATCAAGATTTCCAACGGCGTGATCGCTCCGGTGGTCGACGGGGGCACCGTCGAGGGCGGCGTGACGGCGAACGTCCAAGACAACGGCTCGGTCAGCCCATGTCTGATCAATCTGTGGCCGAACTCCGGCTCGACCAGCTACAGCAATGTCGCGCTCACCAACGTCGCCGGGTTCAACCTCAACGGCGTGCAGGTCCCACCGAACATGTACCAGGCCGCCGACCTGGGTTTCCTCGCGTGGGCCTACGACCCGGCGCTCACCAGCAATTCGACGCTGACCACGAACGGGACGATATATCTGGCGCGTGTGGTGCTGCGCTACGCCGCGACCATCTCGAAACTGGCGATCGGGATAGCCACCGCAGCCAGCAGCCCCGTCGCGAATGAGTCCTATCTGGGTCTGTACGACTCAGGGGGCACCCTGCGCGCCTCCACCGCGGCCGGGACACTGGACACGCTGATCACTTCGTCTGGTCTGCTCAACGCATCCGTCGCCACCCCCTACAGTGCGGCGGCCGGCGTCTACTGGGTCGCATTCGTCAACAACGCCGGCACGGCCGCGACCATCGCCCGCAACTCCGGCCTGTCGCTGTCGATCGCGAACGGGGGCGCCGCAGCGAGCAGCTACCGGTTCGCCGTCAACGGCACCGGCCAGACGTCGCTGCCGTCAACCATCACGCCAGGCAACAACACCCTCTCCGGCGCCACCACCATGTGGGCTTCGGTGTCCTGATGGGCGGCTACAGCGACACCTACAGCGACATCTACGATCCGCCGTTCCCCCAGTCGATCCTTGACACCCGCGTCGAGCTGCTGCTCGGCTCGACATGGACGAACGTCACCAGCTACGTGTACCGGCGCGACAAGGTCGCCATCACCCGCGGGCATCCAGACGAGTCCAGCGCCTGCAATCCGACCGTTTGCTCCTTCACGCTGAACAACCGGGACGGGCGGTTCAGCCCGCGCAACCCCACCGGCGCCTACTACGGCAACCTGACCCGCAACACGGTCGCACGCGTGTCGGTGCCCGAGGGCGGCACCTACCTGCGCATGGAGGACGACAACACCAGCTACGCCTCCTGCCCGGACTCGGCGTCGCTGCACATCACCGGCGATATCGACATCCAGATCGAGATGTGGCTGTCGGACTCGACGCGTTCGTCGCTGGCGTCCAAGGACGCGAACGCGAAAACCTCGTGGAACCTGAGCATCGACGACAACGGGAACGCCCGCATCTTCCTCAGCAATACCGGCAGCGGCGGCGTCGCCGTCGAGTCCACGGCGCCACTTCCGCTGGGGCACATCGCTTTGCGCGTCACGTTCGCCGCGGCGAGCAGTACCGTGACGTTCTACACGGCCTCAACGATCGCCGGACCGTGGACCCAGCTGGGCTCGGCCGTGGTCACTTCGGTGACGTCGCTGTTCGCATCCACGGCGCCGCTGCTGGTGGGTGCGCTCGCCGCTGCGGCCGACACGGGCGGCTTCAACCAGACGCCGCGTAAGGGCGCGAACGGGAAGATCTACGCATTCAAGCTGCTCAGCGGTATCGGCGGCACGGTGGTGGCGTCCCCGACGTTCACCGCGCAGTCGGCCGGCACGACCAGCTTCGCGGACGCGCAGGGCAACATCTGGACCGTGTCCGGTACTGCGGAGGTCAGCGACCGCAAATACCGTGCCCATACCGAGGTGCCCGCGTGGCCGCCGCGGTGGGATCCCACCGGCACGGATGTCTACGCTCCGATTCAGGGCTCGGGCCGGCTGCGGCGCCTGCAGGCCGGCACGCCCCCGTCGAACTCGTCCATGTACCGCGCCTACGTGCGCATCACAGGGTCACTCGCGCCGGTGGCGTACTGGCCGTGCGAGGACGGCTCAACCGCGAAACAGCTCGCCTCCGGGCTCAGCGGCGGCAGCGCACTGGGGATCATCGGAACGCCGACCCTCGCGGCCGACTCCAGCTTCGCGTGTTCGCAGCCGCTGCCGACGATGGGGACCGGAAGCTTCCTCGGCGCGGTCCCCGCCTACACCGGGGGCGTGTCCAACGTGCTCCGGTTCCTGCTCAAGATCCCGTCATCGTCGCCGCCGGCCGACCAGGCGGTGCTCGCGCGTCTCTATACGCTCGGCACCGTCGCCATGGCGGAACTGCGCTATACAGTCTCCGGCGGTCTGCGCCTATTGGGTTACAACGCGAGCAACGCGCAGCTCTTCGATAGCGGCGCGTTCGCGTTCGGCGTGCTGGACGAGAATCTGCGCGTCTCGGTCGACTTCCAGCCCAGCGGCGGAAACGTCAACTGGGCTGTCACCACGGTGCAGCCCGGAGCGAGCACCGGCCTGCAGGCAAGCGGGTCCATCGCCGGCAGCATCGGCAACGCGGTGAACGTCACGATCACTCCGAATCAGGACTGCTCGTCGGTGGTGATCGGGCATGTTTCGGTGCAGGCCGTGTGGGACACATTGTTCGACCTCGGCCCCGCACTGAACGCGTGGAGCGGTGAGAGCGCTGCGATCCGCTTCGCGCGGCTGTGCAGCGAGGAGGGCATCGCCTACCGGGTCGTGGGGGCGCCGTCGGACAGCGTCCTGATGGGTCCTCAGACCGTGCAGACCGTCGCCGCGCTCCTCCAGGAGTGCGAGGACGCCGACAAGGGACTGATCTTCGAGCCGCGTCAGTGCTTCGGCCTCGGGTACCGCACCCGCGTGTCGATGTTCAACCAGGGCGCCGCAGTGGCGTTGACGTACACCAGCGCGCACCTGTCGCCGCCCGTCGAACCGACCGACGACGACCAGTTCATCATGAACGACGTCACCGTCACGCGCACCAGCGCCGGCAGTTTCAGCCGCCAGACGCTGACCAGCGGCGCACTGTCGACACAGGCGCCCCCCAACGGCATCGGGGTGTACCAGCAGGCCAAGACGCAGAACCTGTCCGCGGACACGCAGCTGAACGACGCGGCCGGCTGGCTGCTGTGGCTCGGCACGGTCGACGACGTCAGGTATCCGACGCTCACCGTGGACCTGTCGCGCTCGGAGCTCGCCAGCCTCTACTACCAGGTGCAGGACGCCGACATCGGCGACCGCATCACCGTCGGCTCGACCCCCTCGTGGCTTCCCCCGGACGGGATTAGCCAGATCATGCGGGGCGTGACCGAGGTGTGCTTCGGCTACTTCTTCAATCAGCAGTTCGTGTGTGTCCCGGAGTCGCCGTACCGGGTCGGCGTCCTGGACGATGTGGTGCTCGGCCGCGCGGACACCGACGGGTCGACGTTGCAGACAGGGATCAACAGCACGGCGACGAGCATGTCCGTGGCGACCACGGACACGACGAAGCCGCTGTGGACCACCTCGGCCGGCGACTTCCCCTTCGATATCGAGGTCGGCGGGGAGCGGATGACGGTCACGAACATCACGGGGACGACGTCGCCGCAGACCTTCACGGTGACGCGGTCGGTCAACGGCGTGGTGAAGAGTCAGAGCGCGGGCGCGGATGTGCGCCTGTTCCAGCCCGCGATCCTGAGCATGTGAGGGATGGGCGATGTCGACTGCGTTCTTCGCCGGTGAGCGGATCAAAGCAAGCTACCTGAATTCGGGGTGGATTCAGCAGGCCCCGAGCACGGTGCTCTCCAGTGCCTCGAACCTGGTCACGATCAGCGGCCTGTCCACGATCAACAACCTACTGATCACCTGGTATACGCGCACCAACTCAGCCAACAGCAACGACAACCTGCTGTTGCAGTTCAACCTGGACACAGGAAACCACTACGGTGCGGAGCTCGTCGACGGCACCGGCACGACGGTCGCCGCATCCTCGAACGCGGTCAACTCCGCGTCCGGCATCCTCGTGGGCACCGCGACGGGGGGCGCCGGCACCGCGGGCTATTTCTCCTGCGGCACGATCTTCGTCCCCGGGTTCGGGCAGGCCGCGTCCGGCCAGCAGCTCGACGTGATCGCGAACTGGTTCGCCGCGTGGGGCACCGGCGCGTCCAGCATGTTCGCCGGCACGGCCGGTGGCGCGTACAACCCGACCGGGGCTATCAACTCTTTCAGTCTCAACCCGGCCAACGGCCAGTTGGTGGCCAAGACCGTCGTGTCCGTCTACGGGAGCAACTGATGACCGAGAATCCCGAAGCCGCTGCGGTCCCGATCGTCGATCCGGCGCGGTACGAGCCGCACAACCATCTGGTCGTCGATGTTTCGAACTGGACGCCGAAGGGCGGCGATGCGGTGGTGGCCCGCGTGCCGTTCACGCCTGAGCAGGTGGAGGCGTTCCTGGAGAACGAGCGCAGAGGCGCCCTGGCAGCTGCGGCGAAGGCGGAGGAGGACGCCCGGGTGCGGGCGATGGTGCAGGCGCATCCGGACCCGCTGGTGCGGCTGCTCGCGGCGCGCGCAGGGCTCGCGTGAGTGGGCGGGCTGCGGCACTATGAACCTTAGTGAGCCTTACTAAGTAGATGGAGACCTGATGGACCCGTACACGATCGGCTGGCTCGCGTGGGTCGCCTGGTTCGCCGTCGAGGAAGGCATCGCCGTGAAGGCCGGACACGGCACCCTGACCGAACACCTGGTGGCCTGGTTCGGCGTGCGCAGCCGCACCGGCGCGCCGATCCCGAACCCGACCGGCTGGCAGCGTGCTCGCCGCGCGCTGCTGCTGCTCGGCCTCGCGTGGCTGTCGGCGCACCTGATCAGTGGGGGGACGTGGGTATGACCGCCGCGCACGACCAGAAGGTCACCAACTCCTACGTGGTGCACTTTCCCGAGCATCCGGCCCGCGAGGACGACCCGCACTACCGGGACTTCGAGGAATTCCGGCGTCGCACCCACGCGACCGCAGTGTGCTCGTTCGCGTCGCGCCGCGGCGGCGACACCTCCGAGTGCGCCGGCGGCCTCGAGCTGCACCACGCGCACATCGAGTTCAGTCTCCAGAACGGCGTCGATCTGGCGCTGCTCGAGCGCGACTACCCGGGCGTCAGCGACGCCGGCCAGGTCGGCGCGTGGGTCGAGTCGGCCGAGAATCTCATCTGGCTTTGCGCCAAGCACCATCGCGGCCACGGGGGCATCCATCACGCGTCGGCGTCGGACTGGGAAGCCGAGCACTACGTGCGCGGGCTGATCACATGACCATCTTCGGCGACCGCGGCCATCGGCATCCGGCGAACATCGCCCGCCACGACGAAGCGACGTTCGGCGCGCGGCTGTCCGACGCGATTGCCAAACACGCGGGCAGTTGGCCCTTCGTGATCGGGCAGGCGCTGCTGTTCGCGCTCTGGGTCACGGTCAACACCCTCGCGGTCTTTGACGCGCTTCGTTTCGATCCGTACCCGTTCTTTTTCTTCAACCTGACAATGTCGGCCGAAGCGGCGTTCTCCACGCCGATCATCCTGATGTCACAGAACAGGCAGAGCGAGCACGACCGGGTCAAGGCCGAGCACGACTATCTGATCAACGCGCAAGCATTGGCACTGCTGCGCCGGATCGCCACTGTGCAGGGCGTCGAAGAGGCCGAGATCGCGCAAATCCTTGAGGCGGTGACCGCCGAATGACCCGCACCATGTATGACGCCGCATATCCGCCGCCAGACCCACACCTGGACGTGTGCGCGTTCTACATCGGCGGCGACACCCCGCACGTCTGGTCGGACACGGAGATCGCGGGCCAGTCGGCCAGGTGGCGGCTGCCGATCTTCACTCGGTCGAACCCGACCGACGCGACGCAGGCGCACAGCGACGCCGCGGCGGCCATCACGTGGCTGCGCGGACGCGGCGTGCCAGCCGGCAGCGCGCTCGCGCTGGATTACGAGACGGCGAAGGACTCCGTCTATCTGGCGGCGTTCGACAAGGCAGTGGTCGCCGCCGGGTGGCGTGTGCTCGTCTACGGCTCACTCGACACTGTGGTTCAGAACCCGCAGCCGAGCGCCGGCTACTGGACCGCGTCCTGGACGGGCGCGGCGCACCTGGACGCGGGTGCCGCGGCGACTCAGTGGGCGAGCGACACGATGCTCGGCAAGCCCTACGACCTGTCCGAGGTTGCCGATTCCCTGGTGCTCTGGGACACGGCGCCGCCTGTACCGATCAGCGACCCTCCCGGGGAGGACGACATGGAAGCCGTTCAGCCCTTGGCCGTCAAGTCCGGCGGCCAATACGCCTATTCGATCCCGGCCGCAGCCACTGGCATCCGGCTGACGACCGACAACTTCGGCGCCACCGACCAGGCCGCGAAGCCGCAGCTGCGCATCGCCTTGTGGACGGGCGTCAACCCGGGCTCGAGCCCCTATGTCGTGCCCGGGGACAGCAGCACCGAGGTGGTGACCCTGGAGTCCGGCTCTACGGACATCGGATTCCCGGACGCGCAGCACACCTGCGGAGTGACCATCACCCGGCTGGACAACAACGGCCAGGTCGTCGGCGTCAGCACCTACCAGGACTAGGCCATGGCAGCCGATATCTCCGAAGTCCTCAAGGGTGTCGAGGACGACCTGCGCGCCGAGTTCAAGCCGGCGCACCTGAAGGCGCAGGCGCTCCAGTTCGTGAGCCTGTTCGTGGCGGGTTTCCTCGCGTCGCTGATCGGCGCGCAGTTCCGCGTGACCGGCTGGGAAGCGCTGGTCGGTCTTGCTGCGGGCGCTGCGGGTGCGGCGGTGCGGCAGACGTTCCCGCAGATCCCGTGGCTGGCTGCGCTGGGCGTGGTGCAGGACACGCGTACGGTGCACGAGGCGGCTCCGGCGAAGCCGAGCGCTCCGCCAGCCAGTGTGGCGCCGTTCGAGCCGAGGACGCCTCCGGCCGATCCGCCGCACGCCTGAGGGGGAGTCTGTGTCCACGCCGATTCCCGAGGGCTCGGTCATCATCACGCCCACCGAGGTCTACAAGGAGGTGCGTGACACCCATCAGGCGGTGCAGCAGCTGGTGGGCAGGGTTGACACGTTCCTCGTCACACAGACGGACCACGAGAACCGGTTGCGTAACGTGGAGGCGGCCATCCCGGAGAATCTCGACCAGCGATTGAGTCGGATCGAGGTGCGGCAGGCGATGTACACGGCGGCGTCGGGTTTCGCTGGCACGGCGCTGGGCTGGTTCGCGAGTTGGGCGATCTTCAAGCGCTAGACGTACGGCGGCGGCACTGCGTCCTGCGGCCCGACGACCTTGAGCGCGGCCGCGCGCGCGTCCTGGTACTGCTCCGGTGTGGTGCGGCCGATCAGGTAGTGGGCCGCCGGTTGGGCTAGGCGCTTGTCCAGGTTGGTGGTGTCGTCTATGGCCTGGGTGATGAGGTCGGCGTCTCGTTCGGGGTGGGGGCGTGGTGGCGGGAGTGTGCGCAGGAGTGAGCGGATGCCGGATTCGTATTCGGTGCGGGTGACGGTGCCGCCGTGGAAGCCTCGTATGAGTACGTCGAGGGCTGCGAGGGTTTGGCGGCGCGCCGGGTCGAGGGGTGGCGCTGTCCGGGCTGGGCCGCTCGGCTGCGGGTGTGTGGGTGCGGCGGGGTTGTGTGTCGGGCGCGTGGCTGGCGGCGGTGTGTGGGGGCGGGGTGCGGTTGCGCGGGCGTAGTAGATCGCGGCTCGCGCGATGACGCCGATTGTTGCGAGTGCGGCGACGGCGACGCCTGCGGTGCTCCCGTCTTGCATGGTCCCTCCCGGTGACAGTCGGTCACTGTAGCGCGACGTTCGTGCGGGGGGAA